AGAAACTTTAATGTAAGATTTGGTCATGATGGTAGTAGATGTGCTATCTATATTGGTGAAACATCATCAACTTGGTCTTATATTCAAGTAGCTGTAACTAATTTTGAAGCTGGATACTCAAATTACGAACGAAGTAGATGGGTAGATGATTGGGATGTAACATTTGCAACTACTTTAGGGACAATTACATCCACAATAAGCAATTCTCAGGTAGGTAAATATGTAAATAACCTATATGTAGATGATTATATCTACCACAATGGTGATACAAATACATACATTCGGTTTATAGGAGCTGATGACCTTCAGTTAGTAGCTGGTGGTAGACAAATGATTCGAATGGATGAAGGAACTAACCCTGATAAATTAGAGTTAGGTGATTCTTCAACTTATACCTTTACACAAGGACAACTCATCGTTGGACAAACTTCGGTTTCTTATACTATAAATGATAATACTCCATTAGTTGGTTCAAATACCAATAATCGGGTACATATTAATGGTTCAATTCAATTAACCAACAACAACGATGCTATCGTATTTGGTAGAGGAACTTCATCATTCTTAAAAGATGAAGAACTTGGCTTTGGCTGGGGTGGTGGTTGGTATATGACCGATAGTACTTACCTAAGAGTAAGAAATAACAAAACTATTTATTCAACCGGAAATATCTACGCAGCTAGATATTATGATGTAAATGATGGAAGTTATTATTTAGACCCTGCATCGACATCATATATGAATGATTTAAGGGTAAACATTATATACGATAGAAATGATATTAATTACTATGTAAATCCAGCATCTACATCTCGTATGTATAGAATTGATGCCAATGATGTTAGAGCCGATATCTTTAGAGATAGAAACAATATAAACTATTATGGTGATTTTGCATCTACTTCTGTATTTAATGTAACGCAAACCAATCAACTGATTTTACCACAAAACCCAGTTGGACAAGCACATGCTGGAGTTGCAACTCAACCATCGTATTATATTGGACAAACAACTGGTGATAACGATTCTTGGAAGATTTATGGTGAATCTCCTGCTGGTTCAAACACTGGTGCACTTATCTTACAATCGGAAGATGATTATGATGCAAATGAATCAATCAGATTAAGATTTAAGAGAACTTATTCTCCGTATAATACAAATGATGTACTAACTGCATACTATAACCGAGTTTTAATCAATGGATATATTGAATTAAATGATTCAAATACTCGATTGGAAGAAGGTAGTGGTAATGCATTACGAATGAGAACCAATTCAGGTTATGTGGATATAGGTCCAATGAATGGTTCATATGCACACTTCCAAACTGATAGGGGATTATTCTACTTTAATAAGCAGTTAAAAACCGATGGTGGAATTTCGGCATATGATTCAAATGATTATGCATATTATCCTATCTATTATGATTGGAATGATAACAACTATTATGGTGATTTCTCTGGAACATCATATATGGCTTACATTGGTAGAAGAGCACATCACACTGGACACTTAGTTGGTGGATACAACAATATTGGTGATTCTGCAGCTTACACCAATCCAATCTTCACCATTGGTTCATCATATAACCCATCTACCACTACATTATCAAATATGTATGGTGTTGGTTATTCTCATACCAATTCATCATTCCATCCAAACCATGTTAGTGGTTGGGGATTCTATGTAGCAGCAGATGGTGATGCTAGAGTTTGGTTAGATGGTTCAAACGGACGGATTGCAGCAACTGGATATGTTTATGCAGCTAGATACTATGATTACAACAATACATCATATTACTTAGACCCTGCATCTACATCTTACTTAAATGATGTAAGAGCAGATATTTTCTACGATAGAAATGATGTCAATTATTATGGTAACTTTGCATCTACCTCTAGAATGAATAGAGTGGATATGAATGATGCCAGAGCAGATATCTACTATGATAGAACTAGTACTGGTTACTATATGGATTTCGCATCCAATTCAAATATCAATAACTTAACTGTTAATGGTACTCTTACGGTAGGTGGTTCGGTTAACTTAGGTACTGATTATTCAATTGGTAAATTTACTTATGTTTCAATTGGTGATTTGGGTGCTAGTGGAACGCAAGCTAGACAATTTGAAATTGCTAGATTGGCAATGGATTACAACGATTGGAACGATGCTGGTACATTTGAAGTAGAATTACATGAAGATTACTATGGTAGAGGTGATAGAAAAACTTATACTGTTTGGTGGGGATACAACAATGCTTGGCAAGTATATCTAACCGATAGTAGAGTTTGGGCTGATAATAGAATGCAGGTAACGATTGGTTCACCTGTAACCATTAGTGGTGATAGAAGATATGTGCCTGTTTATGTACGGGTTAGATATTACGGTCAAGTAGATGTGATGATTAAAACAAACAAATCAGTAACTACTACCGATAATACTCCAAATAACGGACAAGCTTACATAAACAAATCACCATCAGCTGTTAATATCTCAGATTTCACACCGGATTCTGAAGTATTCCCAACGGCAAATAGTGGACAGATTGCAGTACCAAGAGTTAGATTCACATCTACTTCAGTTGGTGCGTGGAATGTAATGCACTATGGTGGTAATACATCATCGGGTAACTTCCAAGATTGGACAAACTCAACTGGTGAAATGAATATTGTTCAGGTTCAGAACTTGAACTCTGGATATTCTAACCAACCAACAGGTGTGTACACCTATGGTGGTGTGATGAGTTGGAGATTAGCAAATCACTCTTTCCAATTATACGCAGCACACACTGGTGATTTAGCATACAAAACTCAATGGAATAACGATAACTATTCTGGTTGGAGAAGAATCTTAGATTCTACTAATTACCCATATGCAGCGAATATGAACCAATATGTTCGTACTTCCGATGCACCAACATTTGCTGAAGTATATAACAATGGTTGGTTTAGAAACAACCAAAGTGGTGAAGGTTTATATAACCAATCAACTGGAGCACATTGGGTTTCTGATGCGGATGCATCTTGGACAGCTAGAGATTCGGCATCTTCTATAAGAATTAGAATGAAAACCAACGGAAGTTCTGAAAGAGGTTCTCTATATGGAACTTCTTCCAATGAGATTGGTTTATTGGATGCTGGTGGAAGCTGGGCAATCAGACACGCAAATGATAATGGTACTTACTTCTACACCGATGGTACAACTTTAGAATTCAGAGTTGGGCGGGATACTGTAACTGGTAATTATGGTACAGTACAAACTTCAACTACGAGAGGTGGATGGGGTGGTTACTCAATCAATGGTGGTTGGGTGTTTATGCACGACCATTCAAACGCAGCTGGTATCTACAACGATTATGAAAATGAGTGGGCTATCTTAATGTATAGAAACTCATATGTACGGTTACATTTCAATGGCGCGAATAAATTAGAAACTACTAATACTGGTATTAGTGTTCAAGGTGATGTTGTTGGTACTGGAACATTGGATATGGATTCAAAATACCATATCTTAGGTGTATCAAACAATTGGGATGCAGTTGGACAAACCGCACAAACGAACTTACACTTCCAAGGACACCAAAGATTCTGGGTAGGTGCTGGTAATGGTACTTGGTTTACGGGTACGGCTAATAGTGGAATGAGTACAGGTGAAACATCAAGACATGATTTACTCTTAACCACAATGAACTCGGATTCAAACACTTCGAGAGCAATCACATTTGCAGCAGCAAATAACGATTCTGAAAATAGTGGTTGGAGATTGGGTAGATGGTTCTCAAATGATTCTCAGACATATTCTAAACTTATTGTTGATGGTACACTTTACGCTAAAGGTGGGCACTCAAATGAATATGATTACTACGCTAATCATTATGATAACTACCGTAATTATCCTGCATGGGGTGGTGATAGTGGACAAGGGTGGCATAGAGCATCAATCGTAGCAGCAAAAGCACTACAAATCCAAAGTGGTAATGGTGGTACTGATGGGGCTAGACCTCAAATCCAATTCCACCAATATGGATATGGTGGTCCAATGATTGAATATGATGGGCCAAATGATATCCTTAGATTCCAAGGTATATCATCTCGATTGGATTGGATTGAGTTTAATACTTCTGGTATTACTAATGGTTTAAGAATTAACTATGACCAGATTTACTCACCATCAAGAGCACTTCACATTCAACATTCGGCAAACCAAAATGTGTATATGGTTTGTGGTTCTGGTGGTAATGTGGGTATTGGACATGATACTGCCTCACAAAGATTAGATGTAAATGGTTCAGTTATTATTAGAACTGACCTTTATATGGATAATGGTAGAATCTACGATGTAGAGGATATCTTCCTAAATGACCGGATTTACCACGATGGTGATACTAACACATATATACAGTTCCATGCAGCTGACCAATGGAGAGTTGTAACTGGTGGTGGTGAGAGATTAGAAGTAAACAATGGTGAAGTTACTGTACAAAACAATCTAATTGTAAATGGTAACCGAATCCGATTAGGTAATGGTAACGATGATAGAACTCACATCAACGATATGTTATATGTGGGTGCTACTGATAGTGGTGATTCACACCTATACTTCGGTGAAGGTGGATACCACGATATTTCTTACGGAGCACATTGGTATTGGGATAGTGGATACACTTTCTCTTGGTATATGAGAAATGCTGGTAGTGATACTCTAATGATGAGATACATTACCAACAATAACGGATATGTTTATTGGTATCGTGCATTCCATATGAATAATAATGATATCAATTATGTAAATCAATTACACTTTAACGCTGGTGTTAGATTCTATGATGATTCTAATAACAACTACCTAAACTTCCAAGCTGATGATAGTAATGGACCTACGGGTATTCGATTCAGAGATGGGAATGGTACTCAGTATGGTTATGTATATGGTGATGGTGATGGTGCTAACTTCGGTTTATTAAATCGGGATGGCCAATGGGCAGTTAGAACAACCAATGTACAAACATCAATGTATTACGATGGTAGTGAAAAAATCTACACTCGTTCAGATGGTGTTTATGTAAATGGAAATATTTTTGCATCAAGATTCTATGATACCAATACATCTTACTACTTAGACCCTGCATCTACTTCTTATTTAAATGATGTTAGAGTAAATATCTTATACGATAGAGAATCAACTGGATATTATTGGCATGGTGGTTCTACATCTCGTATGTATCAATTGGAAATGATAGGACGGGTTGTTATTGGTGGTAGATTCGATTACAACGCATACAACTCAGTAGGTTCTACGAGATTACATTTCGGTGGTGGTAACTCCGATGCAAATGGTAACTACTATATTGGTACAAACTTAAACAACTATAATGGTAACTACACTAAGTTAGATTTAAGATGGCATACTGGTATCCGTATGGGTGCACAAAAAGGATATGGTGGTATCCGATTCTACGATAGTGAGGATTTAGGAACTCAGATAATGTCAATCGGTGAAACCGATAATGATATCAGAATAAGTTACAACCTAAGAGTTGGAGGACAGAAGATAATCAACTCTCGAAATATGCATGTTGGTTCATTTACCAACTTAGCAACTGCTGAAGATTGGGTAGTTGGCACTGGTTCTAACAACGCTGCATTGGGTGGTGGCTTTGGACAAAATGGTGATGGAAACTCTGTAATACAAGATTATGACCCGTGGGGTAGACCTTCATTAGTTTGGAGAACTCTAAACAACGATACATCTTCAAACGCTGATGGTGGTTGGAACAAAGGTGTATCTAACTTAGATGGTAATAAATCATATATGTATGTGGTTTATGTGAAGAGGGATTCTTCATCTACCAATGGTACTTATTACTTTGGAGCAAGTGGTGGTGAAACTCTCAATATGAGTGGTTCGGCAAATGGTAACCCATATTTCCATGCATTTGGTATTGGTTCATTACCACAGGGAGTTTGGTGTTTGGCTATTGGATTTATGTATGCAAACAATCACTCTCGGACTTCAAGTTCTGGTTTAGGTGGTGTTTGGAGATTAGATACTGGTCAAAAAATTGCAACATCTACTGATTACAAAATGAGATATACTGGTACGAGAAGCCAGACTCATAGAACATATTTGTACTACTCAACTGACCCTGCTGCATCTCTAAAATGGTGGGGACCTGGTGTATATGAGATAAATGGTAATGAACCAAACATTGAACAACTTTCTGGTAATAGAGTAAATCAGGGTAATGGTTTATGGTTCGATAACGCATCTGCTATTGTAATGCCTGCACACAGCGGTACAATGAGATTGAGAACCAATACTCATTGGGATTCTCAACCTGGTATTGATTTCATTGGTGGAGCTGGTGAATTCAGAATGAGTTCTGATACTGGTAATCTAAACTTGAGAATTGATGGATGGCATATCAACTACGATTATACCAATACACCGAGGGTTTATGATTTAAACGATAGTAACTATTATTCAGACCCTGCTTCTACATCGTACTTCAACGATATGAGAGCAAATATCTACTATGATAGAAATAGTACTTCTTATTATGGTGATTTTGCATCAACATCTTATATGAATGATGTTCGTGCAAACATTGTTTACGATAGAGAGAATACTGCATACTATTTTGGTAGTGGACAGGGTGATGCTCGTATGAATACGGCGAGAGCGTGGAATTTCTACGCTGATGATTGGTTTAGAAACTACAACCAAAACGAAGGTCTATATAACCAATCAAGTGGTAATCACTGGTACTCATCTGGTGAATATTGGGCTATTGGTTATAGTGGTACTTCTAAGGGTATTATTGTAAGAGATGGACACCAAGGTACAGTTAGAGGATATTTCTACGCAACCGATTCTAATGAAATTGGTTTATTAGATTCCGATGGAAATTGGGCAGTAAGAGTTGTTCGGGATTCTTATGTAGAAATGAGAGACAATGATGAGGTTACCTTCAGAATTGGACAAGGTGGTGTAGATGGTAACTATGGTACTGTTCAGACTCATGGTGGAGGTAAAGGTGGTTGGGAAGGATACTCAATCAATGGTAGATATGTGTTCATGTCATCAAACAACAATGAATCTGGTATCTACAACGATATTGATAATGAGTGGATGACCATTTGGAGAAGAAATGGTGCAACTGAACTTTACTACAATGGTTCGAATGTAATGCAGACTCGGTCTGAAGGTATCACTGTTAATAGTAGTGGATATATCTACGCTAAGAGATACTATGATAGAGATGCAACTGGATACTACTCAATTCCTGCTGGTAACTCTCGATTAAACACTTCGGTAACTAATACAACATATTTAGGTTCGGATGGTAACAAAGGATACGCTACTTCATATGGTACATATTCTACATCATTACATAGGATAGCACACATATCGTTTGACTGGAACGCTAATTACAATAATTACGCTTATCATGGTATCTCATCTACTAATAGTGGAGGTTCTTTTAGTGATAACATGTCTATCAACTCATACAATGATGTTACCATTAGATTGGATAGTAATAATAACAACGCTAATTCATATCTAAGAATTTCAGACAACTCTACTGGTAACGACCAAATCGCATACATTGGTAGAGAGGGTGGTAGTAATCCAATTGCATATTTCTATGGAAGAGTATATGGTGAAGCATTCTTTGATAGAAATGATGGAAATTATTACGCTAATCCGGCATCAACATCCATAATGAACGAAATCCGTATTGATAGTCTTATACGGCACAATGGTGATACCAACACTTACATGCAATTCCATGCATCTGACCAATGGAGAGTTGTAACGGGTGGTTCGGAAAGATTAGAAGTTAATAACTCACAAATCTACGCTACTCGGGTATTTAGATGTACGCAAGATGTAATTGCATATTACTCTGATATAAGATTAAAGAATAAAAAAGGAAGAATAGGAAACGCACTTTCTAAGATTCTTTCATTGGATGGTTTCTATTATGAAACTAATGAGTTGGCAAACAATGTAGGATTTACCGAAGATGGGTTGCAAGTAGGTTTATCTGCACAACAGGTTAGAGATGTAATGCCTGAGGTAGTTCATTTAGCACCATTTGATTCTGATTATGATGAAAACGGAAACTTATACTCTAAATCGGGTGAAGAATACTTAACTATTAAATATGATAGATTAGTTCCTTTGGTGATTGAAGGTATTAAAGACCAAAATAAGATTGTAACTTGGAACAATTCTAAAGTTAAAGAATTAGAAGGTATTATTGAAAAGCAACAAAACGAAATTGAAGAATTGAAAAAATTAGTAAATCAAATAATTAATAGAGATTAATCTTTTTACTAATATAGTTATATTTATATAAACAAAGTAATGTAAACACAAATGGCTTTAAAAATAAACAAACAAATCGGTACAAGTAAAGGTATCACTTCTGAGGGATATGTTAGGATTGAATCATTTGAATTCAGAAAGCAAAATGGATTCTTGAGAGTATATCCAGTAATGTATTTAAATGAAGGTGCAGCATCAAGTGCTTCACAAGACTTATTCGATGCACATTCACCTGCAATGCTAGTTGAGGAGTGGGAAGCTAAGAATTATGAAATCAATGACGTTTACACTTTCCATCTAACTGAATCACAAGTAAGAACTAGAGATTTCTTACGAGTTGAGACTGTATCACAATCAGTTGACCAAATGATTCCAGACCCAGATAATCCTGGTGCAGAAATCACACAATCAACTTGGGAATACGATACTGTTACTGTTAGTGGTAGTGAAGAATACACCACAGATGTAATTTCAACAAATGCAATTGATAGTGTATCTATATATGCATTTGCATATCCGTTATTGAAAGCAGAATTGAATACAAAATTCGGTTCAGCTAATGTAGAGGATGCATAAAATATAAAAGTGTAAAATCAAATTTATCTTTTGGGGATTTTCCTTATATTTATATGTGTATTTGATTTTATTATCAAAATAAACTTATTGGAGAAATAATAATATGGCAGAAAGAATAGTATCACCTGGAGTTTTCACAAGAGAAAATGATTTATCATTCTTGGCACAGGGAGTAGGAGAAATCGGAGCAGCGTTCATCGGACCTTTTAAGCAAGGACCAGCGTTCGTTCCCACAATTGTAAGAACACAATCGGAATTCGAAGATAAATTCGGAACTCCCGATGGAACTTATTATACAGAATATGCAGTACAAAACTATCTTAGGGAAGCTGGGACAGCAACAATTGTAAGAGTTTTAGGAAAAACTGGCGATGATGCTGGTTATACTCAAGCTACACCAATTGGTTTATTAGCTACTGGTTCTGATGGAACGGGATATTTAGTATCAACATTACACTCATCTGTTAATGGTGATGATTCCTTTGGATTTGGTGCATATACTGTTTCACCATCTTTCAACAATTTGGGCTCATTTGTAGTTAGTGGTAGTGGTATTGGTGAAGTATCATCTTCAGTAGTATCTTCTGATGGAAATGATGTAACTGATGTATTTGGTACTAACCCATTAGGTAGTAAAGATGCATATGTTTATACATATTTCAAAAATGTAGCTGATTCAATTACATTTGAAACTGGTTCTGAATTTGGTGTTGATAATGTTACAGCATTATCCCTACCAACGCAAGATTTCTCATATGAAGCAACTTGGGCATCTACACCATTTATTAAATCACAATTAATCTCAGGTGTAAGAAGTGATTTATTTAAATTCCATACATTAGGATATGGTACGAATGAAAACACTAGATTTAAAGTTTCAATCTCCAATGTAAAAGCAGCGGGTGAAGATGGTGGTACTGATTATTCAGTATTCTCTGTAACTATCCGTTCATTCTCTGATACTGATAAAAGAAAAGTAGTATTAGAAACATTTAACAATGTAAACTTAGACCCTGCATCTCCAAACTTTATCGCAAGAAGAATTGGTGATAGATATCTAACTATCGGTTCAGATGGTAAGATTACTGAAAATGGTGATTGGGTAAATAATTCAAAATATGTAAGAGTTGAAGTAGCAGCTCAGGGTTCTTATCCTGTATCAGCTGCACCATTTGGACATGGAGCATATACAAATCCAATCTATATTAATGGTGATGAAAGTTTAGTACCTGCTGTGGTTTACCAAACAGGTTCAGTAGTAAATACTGCTGGTTCTCCAACTTACTTTGCTGGATTTAATTTCGAAACTACTGGAATTAAAGATGATAACGCTAACTACTTAAAACCAATTCCTGAAAGTGCAACTGTTGGAGCAAATGTTGATTTTGGATTCGATTCTCAACTTTCTTATGTAATGAGTGGTTCTGAATCATCTGATATGGTTAAGAGACAATTCTCTGTGGCATTCCAAAGTGGGTTTGATGGGCAATCTCCAGCAACTGAAATTAAATTAGGTTCTGAAATTAATGCTGGTAATTCGCAGGGTTATGATTTATCATCGGCAACTGCTGGTGGATACTTATCATACGCTAAAGGTATCAACGCAATTTCAAACGCTGATGAGTGGGATATCAATATGGTAGTAACTCCTGGTGTTGTAAGAACATTACACCCAACTGTTATTACTAAGGTAATTGATATGGTTGAAGCTAGAGCAGATGCATTTTACATCGCTGATTTCGCTGAAGCTGGTTCAACTATCTCAGATGTAACTGGACAAGCTAACTCAGTAGATTCAAACTACGCAGCAACTTACTATCCTTGGGTTAAGACGGTAGATACAAACACTAACAAATTAGTGAGTGTACCACCTTCAGTATTACTTCCAGCGGTTTATGCAGCAAATGACGCTATTGCAGCTGAATGGTTCGCACCTGCTGGTTTGAATAGAGGTGGTATTGTAGGAGCTGTTTCAGTTCTTAATAGATTAACACACTCTGAAAGAGATACCTTATACGAAAACAAAGTTAACCCAATCGCTTCTTTCCCTGGACAAGGTATTGTGGCATTCGGACAGAAAACTCTGCAAGATAAGGCATCTGCGTTAGATAGAATCAATGTAAGAAGATTGTTAATTACTGTTAAGAAGTTTATCGCATCTACTTCTAGATTCTTAGTGTTCGAACAAAATACCGCTACAACAAGAGGTAGATTCATCAACACTGTACAACCTTACTTAGAGGGAATCCAACAAAGACAAGGTTTATATGCATTCAAAGTAGTTATGGATGAGACTAACAACACACCTGATGTAGTTGATAGAAACATACTTGCTGGACAGATTTTCTTACAACCGGCTAAGACGGCTGAATTCATTGTAATTGATTTCAACATCTTACCAACTGGAGCATCGTTCTCGGCATAAACAAAAAAGTGAATAACTAATATTTATTAGTATAAAAAGGAAAATAACAAATGGCAGAAGTATTAGAATTTAACGAAATGTTCTTCACCAACTTCGAACCGAAGATGAAGAACCGCTTTATTATGGAGATTGATGGTATTCAATCTTACTTAATCAAAACAGCGGCAAGACCATCTATCAATTTCGAAACTGTGAAGTTGGACCACATCAACACTTATCGCAAATTGCAAGGTAAGGGTGAGTGGCAGGATATCACAATCACACTTTATGACCCAATTGTACCTTCAGGTGCACAACAGGTAATGGAGTGGGTGAGATTGGGATATGAATCTTTAACTGGTAGAAAAGGATACGCTGATTTCTATAAGAAGGATATCGATTTCTATATGTTAGGTCCTGTTGGTGATAAAATCGAACAATGGAAGTTAAAAGGAGCATTTATTCAGGCAGCTAACTTCAATGATTTAGATTTCTCTTCTAATGACCCAGCTGATATCGAATTGACTTTAGCATACGATTACGCTATTTTGGAATTTTAATATATTATCCACTACTATATTTAGAAAAGAAGGTTCTCTTAGTGAGAACCTTTTTTCGTTTTACAACTTTTTTGTTTTCATATACTTATATATACAAACAAATAAAGGTTAATTATGAGCGATAACACATTTGAATTTCCAACGGAAATTATCGATTTACCTTCAAAGGGATTACTTTATCCAGAAGGACACCCACTAAGAAAGGGGAATATCGAAATCAAATACATGACTGCAAGAGAAGAAGATATCCTTGCTTCTCAAACTCTAATCAAAAAAGGAGTAGTTTTAGATAAACTATTTGAATCGGTAGTTGTAGAAAAAGGTGTAGACATTAATGATATCTTCATTGGTGATAAAAATGCAATTCTTTTGGCAACGAGAGTAATGGGATATGGTGCTGATTACAAAGTACAAGTAACTGACCCATTTACTTACGAAGAACAAGAGGTAACTATTGATTTATCTAAGGTAAAAACCAAAGATTTTAATGAAGAACTCTTAAATGGTGATAATATTTACAAATTTAAGTTACCTAAGAGTGGTAAGGAGTTAGAATTTAAACTACTAACACATGGTGATGAAACTGAAATCACCAAAGAAAACCAAGCATTGGCTAGATTATATAAAGGTAAGGGTGATGCTACATTTGATGTAACTACTCGTTTAAAATATATGATTAAATCAGTAGATGGTAATGATGATAGGGGATTCATTACTAAGTGGGTACAAAATGGTTTCTTAGCTTTAGATACTAAAGCATTTAGAAAATTTGTTAACGAAATTAGTCCAGATATGGATTTAACTTTTGAATTTACTTCGGAGTTGACGGGTGAGAAGGAGGCACTTGATATTCCCTTTGGGATTTCGTTTTTTTACCCTTCCTAAAGATTACAGCATCCAACTTCACAATCAAATTTGGGAGTTGGTTAATTTTGGTAATGGATTTACTTGGAGAGATGTTTACTTCATGCCAATCCAATGGAGAAAGTTTTACTTTAAGAAATTAGTTGACTTAAAGAAGAAAGAATCCGATGAATATAAAAAGATACAACAAAAATCAAAAGTGAGGGTTAAAAGATAATCCTCACTTTTTTTATATCTTATATTTATAGTTGTATAAAACTATAAGGAAATTACCTATGTCAAAAGAAAAAACAAACGAAGGATTATTTTCTGCAGCTAAGAAATTCTCTGATGCATTCTTTGATGGATTATCGAAAAACGCATCTGATAGAATGTTGGCTAAAGCTAAAAAAGCTGGTGTTCCAAAGGAACTAACCGATGTAATGGCTAAAATTCAGAAGGATAAAGATGAATTAGATGCTATTTTAAATAGAATAGCTAAAAAATAATAAGTCCATATGGCTGATGATTTAAGAGGTAGATTAGAAATCTTAAAAGAGATTGAAAATGCTGAAGCTCGTATTGATAGGGCCAGAAAATCTAATGTCTTAACTCAATTAGATATCAACAAATATGTTGATGAACAAAAGAAAAAGGTAAGAGAGTTAGGTAAGGAGTTACGAACAGCCAATTTAGAAAGAATAAAAGGATTTGCAGCTGAAGAATCATCTTTAAAATCAATGGGTTCTATCTATGATGATTTAGCTAAAAAAGATAGAGAACGAATATTAGCTCAAGTCAAATCAACAACCCTAACAGCACCTCAAGAAGCAGCATTAAGTAGAATGTCTGAAATTAATAGAGATTTAGCTCAATTGGGTAGAGATGATACACTACAACAAGCTGCATTGCTGGAAGAGTATAATCAACAAAAAGGTGTACTTAGTAGTATTGGAGCTGAAAATCAACATATAGTTCAAAATCTAAATGAACAAAATGAATTAGCAAAAACTCATTCTAAACTTACTACAAAACAAAAAGATTTCCTACAAAAACAAAAGAATGTTTATGATGGTATAAAAGATACGATTGGTGGTATATTAGAAACAGCATCATTACTTACATCAACTGTTGGTGGTGTATTGGGTGGAGCACTTATTGGTGCTAGTACGGCTGGGAAAAAATTATTAGATACTTCTTATCAATTGGGTGGTTCACTTACAAATACAAGTAATATAGCAACTACATTATTTGGGACAGTATTTGAAGATGCAGTTGGTACTACGAAAGGATTATCAAAGGAGTTCGGTGGATTAAATGATGTATCCTTACAAACTCAGTTAAGAACTAATGTATTGGCTAAGAACTTAGGTATTGGAGCAGGTGAAGCTGCAAGATTAACTGGTTCTTTTGCTAGATTAAACGATGGTTCAGCAGAAACCGCACAAAACTTAATACAATCTACCCAAAACTTAGCACAAGCAAACGGATTAGTTCCAAATGAAGTAATGGCTGATGTAGCTAATTCAGCTGAAGAGTTTGCACTTTATGGTAAAGATGGTGGTAAGAATATAGCTGAAGCCGCAGTTGCTGCTGGTAAGTTGGGTGTTAGTATGAAAACCCTTAGTGGTATTACTGATAACCTATTAGATTTCGAATCATCAATCAACGCTGAGTTGGAATTAGGTGCAATGTTGGGTAGAAATATCAACTTAGATAGAGCTAGAGCATTGGCATATGAAGGTGATATTGGTGGTTCAGTTAGAGAAACACTTTCAGCATTGGGTGGTATTGAAGAGTTCAACCGAATGGATTACTTCCAAAAGAAGCAAACCGCAGCACTATTAGGTGTATCGGTGGAAGAGTTCCAAAAGATGGCAGATAACGCTGATAAGTTGAATAAGGATGGTTCAATTCAAGTATCCCAATATGAATCCTTAGTTAATAACGCAAAAGCATTTGGTTCACAAATTCTATCAGCTGGACAAGGTTTGGGTGGTGTTCTAATTGCTACTGGGCAAATCAAAGATGGTTGGGGTAGTATTGGTGGTATTTTCGGAGGATTAAAAGATAAAATCGGAGGTATATTTGGTGGAACAAAGGATGCGGCTATGGATGCATTCTCCGCTGCTAAAGCTAAAGGATTATCCGATAAACAAATATTATCTGGATTTGGTGGTAAGGAAGCCAAAGATATGATGATGGATAAAGGAAAAGATTTGATGCCTGATGCTGGTGATTTAACTGAAGGAGCAAACCCAGCCAAAAAAGGTGGAATGATGGATTCCATGTCAAAAATAGATATGAATGCAGTTCTTAAAGGAGCAGCAGCTATGGTAATTGTTGCAGCCGCAGTATTTGTATTTGGAAAAGCAGTACAAGAATTTATGAAGGTTAGTTGGGAAGCCGTTGGAATGGCTGTTGTATCAATGTTAGCCTTAGTTGGAGCAGTTGCTCTATTGGGTGCAATTATGATGAGTGGAGTTGGTGCAGTAGCAATCTTAGCTGGTGCAGCAGCGATGTTAGTAATCGCAGCATCGGTATTGGTATTGGGATATGCACTTCAAGCAATCGGAACTGGATTTGAAATGATGTCAACTGGTATCCAATCGTTAATGCCACAATTAATGGCAGTTGCTACAACAATAGGTGGATTGGTAGTTCTAATTCCATCAATTGCATTATTAGCATACTCAATAATGGGATTATCCGCATCGTTAGTAGCATTTGGAGTAGCGGGTCTACTTGCTGCACCTGGTCTGATGGCATTAACAGCAGTTGGTGCAGTATCAACTGGATTGAATACATTGTTAGGTGGTGGCGAAGAAGGTGGTGGTAGTGATTCTGACTTATTAAATGAAATTAGAGGTTTGAGAGAAGATTTGAATAATGGTAAAGTTGCGGTTTATATGGATGGCCAAAAAGTAACTGCCGGAGTTTCAAGGGTTGTAAGTAGAGTAGGAAGTAATTCTTACGCAACATAATATAGATTATGCCAACATTAGAAGAATTATTTAAAAGTAAACAACTCCCCTCACAAGGTGGTAAAACCGCTGAGGAGGTATATGCTGTCCAAAACTCCAAGAATATAAGAATATCATCAGCAGACCCATTAGTGAGTATTGTTGGTATGGCTCCTGCTAGAGGATTAAGAAAGTTATTGGGTGCAAGAACAAATGAAAGTTTGGTAGAAGAGGAAGCAACTGGATTACGAATTATCAGAACGGGTTCTATTCCGTTTATATATGGAACTGATTTACCAAGACTTACTCTAAGAACAACTGATGCACTTTCACAAATGAAGTTAGTTACTTCTGGTGAATTATCGGATACTGGTACAATTGGTGGTAAAATTGCTGGTGCTGTTAGTAGTGTTAAATCTACATTAGGATTACCTACTCTAGCAACTCCAACATATGTAGTAACCCAATTAAACGATAAAACAAAATACAATGTATCCAATATATCGGATAGGATTATTGATTTGGGTAAAATCAAAGATTCGGCAGCGGGTTCTTTATTAGGCCAATTCTTAAAATCAACTGGTGGTGGTAATTTAAAAACTTTAGGTAAACAAGCATTAGGTGCTGGTTTAAAATTAGGAAAAGAAATTATCCGTAAAGAACTTTTTGGAGGTGGAGAACGAAAAGGATTAGAAATTAAAGGTAATGTATTAATATCTAATTCAGTAGTTGGATTCACCGAAGAGAGTTCAAATTGGTTTGGGACTCGTAATATAAATTATGGTGGTAACTTAAATGGACAACCAAATTCAGACCCAAACACTGTTGATGTTGATATGAATGACACTCCATATACAAAAGTTGTCAATCCATATGCAGATGAACCAAAAGATAGAAATGATTTATCTCTAAAACAACAATTGGAGTTCGAACCAATAAAATTTAGAGAAGAACCTGAACGAGTTGCTAAATTTTCTAAGAAAGCTGATTACAATAGAGAATACTCCAAAGATGATTTTATTGAAAAGAAAAGAGGAATGTATCAAACCTATGATACTATAAATTCTGAAGCTATTTTTGATGGAGATACCAAAACAATGGGTGATGGTAGAACATTGGATGAGTATGATTTCGTACCACTAAAGTTTACATCAATTCATAAAAATAAAACTGTACAATTTAGGTCAACTATTACTGGATTAACTGAAACTCTTTCACCATCTTGGGATAGTGGAAAGTTTGTGGGTTCACCATTTAGTTATTACACATATAATGGTATCGAACGAAGTGTTAGCTTTAACTTTAAAGTATATTCATTGAATGCAAATGAACACAAAATTGCTTGGGATAAAATTAACTTCCTAAATTCATTGGTATATCCACAGGGATATTATGATTCATCGGCGGTAGTTGCACCACTTATCAAATTTACATTAGGTGATATGTATGCTAAACGATTTTCATTTATAGAATCAATTTCACATACTTTTGATGATAATACTCCTTGGAATGTTACTGATAAAGAAGCACCTATTGGATTAGCTGCAGCTGGTACTATAACTGGAAATAGTGGTGATATCAAAATGACGGGATATCGATTACCAATGATGGCTGATGTAGCTATTACTATTAAATTTTTAGAAAATAGAAATAATAGTGAAGGTGGAAAATTCTATACATTTACACCACAAACATAATAGATTATGGCAAGTAGATATCAAAATAATGAACAAAAAACAACCAATGATGGTAGAAGGGTGTATAAATCAAAATTATATCCAGCAATTCCATTAAGAGATGATGATATCTATGTTGCAAGTGAAACTGGTGATAGGTTAGATACACTTGCTTATCAATATTATGGTGATTCATCACTTTGGTGGATAATTGCAACTGCAAATAATATTCATAATGCACCATTTGGATTGGCTGATGGTACAATTCTAAGAATACCTCAAAATTTTATTGAAATAAACAACAATTTTATAGATTAAGTTATGTCATTTCCAAATTTTTCGAACATACAGGGATTTGTTCAGAGTAGATTAAAGGAACGAAGAGGAAATACTGAGTTAATATCAAAGTTAAATCCATTCGTTAGAATCGTATCTGGTGCTAGTAGTGGATTACAATTAGTATCTAATCCTAATTTTAAATTGCTCCAAGCAACTGGTGCAACTTATGGTTCATCAACTACCGCAGGTACTATTGGTACAACTTGGGCTGGTGCACCTATAAATCCTAATGCTGGGCAAGGATATAGACCATCACCCATTGTAACATCATTGGAAGTCGATGAAGGTTCGGGTACTTTATCTAGAAAAGCATCATTCTCAATCACTTGTTTTACAAAGGAACAAATGGAAAAACTTTCTCAATATATTTTAGAACCAGGGTTTTCTATTTTTATTGAATGGGGTTGGAATACCAATAGTGGTTACAGCGGATTACAATCATTGGATGAAACCACTATAACTTCTTTTCAATCAGCTGTAAACAGAGATAAAGTTAGAAATAAAACCGGTGGTACATATGATAATTATTTGGGATTCGTTACTGGTGGTAGTGTTGGTTTAGATGGTGATAAATGGACTTTAACTGTAAATTGTACTGGATATACAGAATTACCTACTTATTTGTTAACAACCGAAACTGGAGAACAAAAAACGGGAGATGTTGGAATATTAACATCGGCTAAGGCATTTGGATTAGATTATATAGATAGTTTAAACTCTTCACCTTCCGATGAAAGGTTTATGAAATTATTCAATGACTTACCACAAACCCGTCAAACCAAAGCCGTTAAAAATTTAAGAAGTAATGCCGATGTAAATAATTTAAAATCTTTAATAAATTTTGATGATGAGGTTTCTGAAGATATAAATGATGAAAGTGATGGATGGACTGTTCCATTTACTGATTGGCAGATTGCAAAATCTTCACTTAAAGTAGATGGGATTGATATTGTTTTTCCCAAAGGAACTAAAATTGTTGGAAGTGAAAGATTTATTCGATTTGATACTTTGATGAGAATAATTTATGAAATTGGAATTGAAGGTTATCAGTTGGCAGATGATACGGTTATTTATACCAAAGTAGATTACGAAGATACAGTTTGTTCAGCATTTCCAAAAATATATAGTACTGATGCATCTAAATTATTTATACCAAATCCAGAAACTCCCAAATTCAGATTATCGGCAGCTCCTCCTGGTGTAGGTACTAAAATAACTGATTTGACTAAAGGAAGTTGTAATAATTCGATTGATGGTGTTCAGTTTCCCAAACAAACTAAGCATACATTTCAACCCAAAATAGGAAACCTCATAACAAAAGAGGCAAAGATGTGTGGTTATCTAAAAGACCTATATGTTAATTTTGATTTTGCCAAGAGTGTTATGGAAACTAAAAATTTCTATTTAAAGGATGCACTTTATCAAATATTAAATGGAATATCATCGGCTGTAAATGGTATGTGGGATTTTCAAATTGAGGAAAGTGAAGTGGGTAATACCTCTATACTAAAAATTTGGGAAATGAATATGATATCTGATAACCCAAAGGGTGAGATTTATACATTCGATATGATTGGAGAAAAATCAGTATTCATAGATGCATCTTTAGATTTGGATATTAGTGGAGCAAAGATGAATCAGATAATTGGACAGAAGTTAGGTCAAAAATTAAATGGTGATTCTAAACGAGTTACTTTGTTTAGAAGTAATTTTACAGATAGGTTGGGTGTAAAAATAAAGCAGAAGGCGATAGATTCAAATGATGAAGATTCGACTGAAACGGATGAGGATAAGAAGAATATAGCAGAGGAAAATTTAAATATTATGTTGGGTAAAGCTAAGTTTTATCCAAAAGTTGACCTTACCGATAAATCATCACTTAGTGGTGAGCTATATGATATGTGTTATATGGGAGCATTTTCAGATTCTAATGTATTTAGT